CTGCTAGTACTTCTATAAAACTACTTTTAATTAGACAGGGGTGTCAGTCCCCAACGGCGCCGGCCTAAGCCGACGCGGGTGGTGTTGCCTCATAATACATACGAGGCAAGCCAGTGAAGAAATAAACCTGGAAATCTTCACCAGCAGCCACATGGATATCGAGTACAGTTGATGTATCACCATCAAAATTCAACCGATAATCCCAACCTGACGTAAATAGTTGGGTACCAGTATATGATTCGGGCTTTCCAGCTTCGAACCTAAAATCTGAATAAAACGGCATCTCAAACTCTAATGCATTATTGATCGATGCATAGGTGAGAACCTGTCCGTTATAACCAGAAAATGGATTATAAATTGTTGGTAAACCTGTACCTGAATTTGTTCCTATCACGGTATCTTGTCGAGCAGCACTCAGATTACCATACGTTAGCGTAGTTATCGCATTCGCATCGTATTCTGGAGCAGTTTGCTTTACAGGGGCGCGTTGAACAGATATATGATTCGTCCGTCTGTTCTTACCGCGTGGTAACAATTTGTACCGTATAGAACCCCTCCAACCTTGGAACGCATTCCGTACCCAGTGCAGAAGCACTGTGTTACAAAAGTTGTATGGGGTCGGTCCAGTCGCTGTATCGACAGCATCCGCAACATTCCCTCGCAAGTAGGGAAAGTGCGGCATTCTACCGAAATGCGTAATCTCGACCGTATCATTAGCTGCAAAACAAGTCCAGAGGTTATAACGCTTCAACATCGTACGAAACGATGTTATAGCTTCACCTCCGAATACTTTGTTTATATCCGGGCTTGCTGCTTCAGACATACCAACTGTTGTTGACATTGCCTGTTGCGGCGCACTCGGCTCTGCAGTATTCTGACTCTCGGGTACAATTCCACCATCCATAGTGGTACCTGATTGCGGTTCAAAACCGTCTACTTCATCACCTGACTGAGGCTTGAATACGAATTTTTGGAAGTGATCCTCGGGGTAAAAGACCTCGAAATCGTCTCCCATAGAAACGTAGACATTAACCTCAATGTCATTGTTGACTGTGGAATTAGGGGTCGTAAGCTCATTGACGATATACACGCCAAGAACTCCGTTCCCTGCTTCCTTTGCTCCATAAGTGGAAGTTGAATACATCTGTGTAACAGAATCAACTCCTGGATAGTGATGACCGACGATAGTTCGTTCTTGACCCATACCCACCTCAATCGTGAAATCCTGCTCTTCAGCAATATCCACAATTCTGAGATAGTTGGTATTATACTCGTTTGTTGCGAGATAATTTGGGTCATAAACAAATTTGAGCCGACCTTTGTGAAATGTTGAGCAAACGATTTGAAATCGAAAACGCATTGTCCCAGTCCATTTTTGAAATGGAAGTGCCGCAAAAGCACAAGCGGGAAAATGAAACGAGACAGGAGGACCAGAATCCTCCGCCCATATTACTGGATCTACTCTCGAATTCCACAAAAGGGTTTCAGGCGCTGTTCCAATGGCCCAAGTAAACTTAGTGAGATATGACTCTCTCTTAGCTATTTCTCGGATATTCATTGGATCAACACCACCTAAGCCAGCGATCCGTGGATCAATGGACAACTCCTGTTTATCATCAACCGTCATCTTCTGCGCCGTGTCCGGCACATTAGTTACAGCTAACGAACTAATGGGAGTTGGCCTATAAGGCTCAGGATTTCTTGTCACAGGCGGACGACAATAGCCAAACATTTTGGCTATATTACCAGTCGTATCTGCTGCCATTTGTGTGGCAGTAGCGAAAGGTCCTATATATGGTATCTTGGTCAAATAACTTGCCCATTTAGACACCGCTGTCGCCGGCTTGCTGATCGTTCCTTCCCTATTCGCTTCCTCAATCTCGCCTGACTGAGGTTCGAATTCTTCCTCTTCATCTCCACATTGTGGACCAATAGTATCTGGCTCAACCGAAGTCAATACAGACATGGCCACATCTTCAGCCCAAGCAAAAACACTGATGGTAACCACATCCGTGGCACCATTGGCATGCTTGAGATCATTAATGGATCTGAAGTATAATCGTCCAAGTTCACTCCACTGAGATTCGACAATCTCAATATAGTTCTGGTAATTGAACATAGGAAGTTTCATCTCACCACCCGTAGAGGTAGTGGGATCAAGGAAAATATGAGGCAACTGAGAAGTACCTACCAGATCTGCTGACACCAAAGCGGCATTAGTAGACAACTGATCGTATACGTCAAAAGGCAAATAAGCACAAATGACACGACCATATTGAAAACCATTACCATTGATAATCACTTTCACTTTAAGGTTACATCTCAACAAGTTGTAGTTGGCAATACGATTCGACACCCTTGGATTATCCCAATAAAGGGACCAAGGATCGATATCAAAACCTAACGACGTACTTGTACCCCATTCCTCC